AAAAGCTTGTACCCATACCTAGCTCAGGGTAACTCGATAAAACTCTTAAAGTGTCCTTCATTTATTCTCCTTGCAATTATCCCATTTTTTTAAATCAAGCATTGGCAATGGTTTTTCTATCATATGGTCTTTCAATTTAGTATTCTGTATTGACAATTTATTTCCACCTTTTATATATGGTTTACCATTTTCCTGACATCCAACATCATAAACAAATACTGTAGTTTTCCATAATGATATTCTTGTAATACGAGCTGGTCTACCATTTAGAATTATTGTGTCGTCTACATTCAGGTCGTTTCCAGCCATTACTTTTAACCCTTCTATTGCAGATTCTATAGTACTTTTTCCTAATAAAAAAAGAAATGCTCCTAATACCATCCATCCATATTCTCCTATAAGATGCTCTATGACTTCTTTTTCCATTATTCTCCATTATTTATTACCATCTAAATATTTACCCCATAAAGAGGTTTTTCCATTAATTATTTCTACTACTTCTACTTTAAAGTTTCCACCTTTAAACCAATCTACTATAGCAAAACCATGATTCCAATTATGAAGATTACCTCTTAACCATTCATTAGCTTCTGAGGACATATCCTTTAAACATCCCATACTCCAAGCACTTATTGTTCCACCCCACTTTGTATCTGTAAATCTTTGGAAATCATGAGTATGTCCATATATAACACTTTGTCCACCTTTTTCTAAATGTTTTTTTGCGTGATGAATAGGAGTATATTTACCATGTATAAAATTAAGCTTACCTATTTTTAATGGTTTATTAGATAAATATCTAAGATACTTATATCCTCTTTCTTTAATTTTTAATGCATTTTGAGTTTTATATTGCGGTAAATAAGGATGTCTTACTACAAAGTTATCCAACCATAATTCGTGATTACCTTGTATAAAATGTCTTTTTTTACATTTAGCCTTATCTAACGATGCATCTATTATATCCATACCTTCATTAACAAGAGCAATTTCTTTATCAAGCATTGGTATTAAAACTTCTAATGGTGGTTTTTCTTTATCTTTCCAATAATGCTTACTAAATAATTCCCATTCTCCTGTATCACCTAAATCAATATAAGTATCAGGTTTTATCATTTCAATTGCTTGACATACTACATTAATTGCTGCATCATCATGCAAAGGAAAATGCTTATCAGGAGTTACTATAGCTCTACTAATAATACCTTTATCTAACTTCGCCATCTTAACCTCTTTTTATTTCAAAAAACTATCTACCGATTAACTTCTTTTTCAAAGTTTCCATATTATTCCTTTTTATTATAGTCTTGGAACTGATAATGTTCTTACACCACTTTTCCTTAATGGATATTGTTTAACCATCTTATCATACATTGCTCTAAAATATTGAGCTCTTTGTACATCTCCTGAATCCTCAAACATTCTTGATTTAATATAGCATACTACCGCTGGATGTAATCCAGAATCTAAACCTGCTTCTGTTTTTAAATCTTCTGTTTGAGCATCAATTGTTCCATATTTTGCTGTATATGTAATTCTTAAACCATTATCAATAAATAATGATGTCATGGTAGCTGTTAAACCTGATTCAGTTCCACCACTTGCAGCACTTAATGTCATACCAAATGTTATTGTAGAAAACCCAGTTACAGTTACGGTTTGATTTGATAATGCTGCATCATTGAAATTTGTTGTTCCAGATATACTTACTCTATCACCATCAACTAATCCGTGTGCTGATGACGTAGTATATGTAGCGAGTGCATATGACCTTGTTACACCTGTTATAGTTGCGCTTAAATTTCCAGTGCCTTGAAATGAATCATATTTTTCTTTTGTTCTTTCTCCAGATGTTGCTGTTGTATCTTCACATACAATTGCTAATCTATCTTCATCATTATACCATGCGAAATTACTATTTGGATATGTTCTTTTATTTGTTGCCATATAAACCTTATGTTAATGAATCATCACTTCCACTTGAAGCTGTCCATGTTGTGCTATTTGAATCTGTATCTTCTCTTAATATTTTATGTGGGTCTGCTAATTTAGGAACTAATACATATCTATCGTTTGTATCCAATACTTCAACTCTTTTAATATCTACCACATCATCATCTAATGAATACCATCTTTGATGTTTCTTTAAATCTGTAATCTTTGAAGTTGTAAAATTTCTTTTATGTGAAGCAATATCATCTAATGCATCATTCATTAATTGAAACATATATTGTTCTTGTTGCCTTCCAAATAACTTTTCTATTTGTTCTATAATATTTTTAGCCGTCATTATTTAGTCTCTCTTTGCTGTGGTTTTGGTATTCCTTGAGCTGCTAACATTGTAATACCTTTATCATAATCTTGTTGTAATTTAATTTGTTGTCCTTGATACCATTGATATTTCTGTGTATCTCTAGCCATTCTTGCATTTGATTCAGCTAGATAACCTTGAGCAATATTAATTTTAGATTGTATTTCAGCTGCGTATCCTTGAGCTGCTTGTAAGTAAGCTGATGCTTCAGCTACTATAGATTGAATTGCTTTAGATTTAGCTCCTGTAAAAGCTGCTCTAGCTTGAACTTCTTGAGAAAAACCATTAACTTCTGCTGTTAATGCTTGAACTGTTGCATTCCATTCTGCGATATGAGCTTGTGCTCTTTGTATTTCTGTTTGAGCAGTCTGTAGAGTTGCTTGAACCATTTCAGTATCTTCATCATTAAGCCAATATTGAACACTTTCAGGTTCTGTATCGCCACTCATAGTAGCTCCATCAACTAAATTTCGAGCTTTATCTAAAGCATCCTTAACTCTTGTCATTTCGCTATCAGAAGTATTATAAGTATCATCAGTTCCAAATAATGCTGGGTCGCTTCCATCAGCTCTAAATTTATCTAATGCTGTGTTTATTGCATCTAAAGCAGTTTCAAAATCCCCACTATTATCAGTTTGAGTTGCTATTTCACCAGCTTCAGTTACTGCTTTTGCAATTTCTGTTACTGCATTATCAACTTGTGTATTAATTAAATCGCATACTGTTTGAGTTTCATCTAATTCTGTATTTATTGCTGTAAACGCTGTAGTTATATCATTATTAGTATTTAAATCATTTTGAAGTCTTTGCAATGCTTTAATTGATGCATATAAAACAACTAAATATTCTGCTTCATCTGGGAAATTTGCAATTAATTCGTCACCATAAGCAGCGGCAGTATACCCTAAATGATAAACAATCGCAGTTTGATTTGCAGTCGGAGTTGGCAATACACTTAATATTACAGCATCATTTGAACTTGAAATAAAATAAACTGGGTCGGTAACACTAGCATAATATAAGCTTGTTGAATCATTCGCTGAATCAGCATATGATATAGGAATCTGTCTACAAGGTAATCTTTTTCCGCCAGAATTAGCAGAAAGACGAGTTACGTATAATACACTTCCTACTCCATCTAAATCCATTGTTTCAGGAGAATTACTCAATGTAGTTTCTGTCATGCATTTTTCTTTTAAATTAGGAGGAAAAATATTTGTTATTTCTTTTACTCCGTCAGTAAGCCATTGAGTTAAAGCAGCATCATCTCCAACAGCTCCCACTAAATCTTCAATTTGAACTTTAAAAGTTGCCATTATCTTCTATTCCTATCTGCTATATCTTCATCAATTGTTGTTTGACTAAATTCTACTTGTGTCTGTCCACTCCAAGTCTTTCTCATATTAATACCATCTGATATATTAACTGTTTTACCAAAAATATATCCACATTTACATATATGGTCATCATTTGGTTTGAAATCAATACATTCTTTACAAGAGTTGCAATAATATGTTCTATTTCTTTTCATAAATTCCCTCTAATTTAATATAATTAGTCTTCACTTACAAATGTATCACTATTAGCCAAAGTTTGTGCTTCTGACTTAGTTAATACACTAAAATTAGGATATGCTTTATTAGCTCCTAATGCTATAAGTTCTGATAATACTCCATCTTTCATAGACCATTCACCTTTGATAATACAATATGCTTTATCATGTGAATATCTTGGAGCACCTACTTTACCTGCAAATATAATATCATTCCAAGTAGGAGATGATTTATAAGTAATATTATCATCCTCATCTACTGATTCTACTATTGGATATAGTTCTTTTATTTTGGTACCAACAGCACTATCATATGCACTGCTTGGTAGACAAAAATACATTTCATAATGTGCCA